TCAGCACTTCCACGCACTCAAGAGCATCTAGCTCTCTTGATAGAGTGCCGGAGCCGTGGCAACGTTCACAAATTACAGTATACGTTGCTCCATCCGGGCCTTTTTCTATTCTTCCATTGTTGCATCCGCACTTCTTCTGCGCCAAGATGCGAGTGGAGATAGGTTGATTGTTAAATGATCCGATTTTTAGTCTTTCTAGCACCTCTTTTTCTGCGAGTTTTTGATCTGATTGCCACATTGTTCCACCGCTAGCCTTATACTCCCACCACTTAGCCCCTTGTACAAAAGCATTAACCAGTTTTTCATCTTCACCCTTGCGAGTGGAGGATGATAGTTCGTCAAGCGTTGCTCGTTCTAGTATTTGCAGACTGCTTGTCGCAACAATACCCAAATTTAACTCTGCAATTTCTTTATTGCAGAAAAGTAAACTAGTTGTTTTATTGTGTAATTCGTAAATTTTCATTTTGTCTCCAACCTTTTCCCGCAGAAAGCGCAGAATTTAAAGTCAGTGGGCCTGGTGTCTTCAAGCATAACGAAATCATTCCCACAGGATGTACTCCAATCCTTAGTGATCGGTCTTCTTTGCATCCCATCCTCCTAGCGTGATTTCGTATGCGCTAACCCACGGAAATATGCTAAAGTTCACACATATTCTTGAGTTCGACTATCCGAGACGCTTGGTTAGCTATCCCCCAGCGAATTTCCCTTATATTTTCCGCAAGTGGTACGATAGACCTGTCAACCTTGTCTGTGGGAGTTGTATTCGCGGGTTCTATTCGTAAAATAGAAGCGAGTCTTTCTGCCAATCCAGAAACTTCAGTCTCTAAATACTTCACGGTCTCTCGAAGAGACGATATTTCTTCCGCAACATGCGATTGCCTTTTTTCAGTTGCACATCCTGTCCCTTTATTCATTTTATCACCTCCTTTCTTTTACCACCAGCCTCTCGCCGGTGGGTAAAATTAATGCTTGCATATCTGGATTGTGAGCATAGAACGGATGGCTTTCGCAGAATTTAATAAGTTCTATTGCCCACTCCGCAAGCTCCTCATGCGTAAGCTCTCTTGATTTTGGTAACGTACCATCACAGTACGGGCAAACAATCTCATTAGGTTTGCATACACACTTCTGCGCCAAGATGCGAGTGGAGAGAAGGGAAAGGATGGAGTCTGCTGTTTCGCTTGCTGGCTTGTATGCGTGCCGGTTTGATTGAACAAGGTCAACAAGTAATTTTATTATTTCTTCTCGCTTTTCCCTCATGGGGACTCCTTTCGGGGAGAGTGACCCTTCTTGACCAAGTACATTTAAGCGCAAGCCCATATTCTGCATAGAGAATTTTGCCACATTTTTTACATACACAGCTTACCTGATTGTTGTCAATGCGCGCTAAATCCTCTAGGTTACAAACATGATTACAGAAATGTTGTTTTATTTTCCCCAGTTTCATTTGTACTCTTCCTTTCAATTAAAATATGGTAGCTCGTTGAATTTACGCCCTCTTTTGTGCTCAATGTCCCGATAGTTTATTTCCTGCCAATATCGGCTTATGGATATAAGGACACCACCATATGAATGTCTAAACAGTTATGCTCAGGAACTTCCAAATCGAAATGAATAAAAATATCCGTCTTTGTCTATATTGAAATCCAAGTTCGATAATGTTTTAATGTCTTCCTCGGAAACTTGCGAAGCATCGATATCGGCAATGTGGAGCACGTCGTGTTCGCAATGGGTTGGATATTTAGGATTCCCATATTTCAGTAAAATTTGCAATGCCTTAATTAAGTCTTCCATTATTTTGTCCTCCAATCCGGTATATAAAAGTCCGCCACTGCCTCGCAGAACTTAGGGCGGTCGGAAACTTTATCAACGTTAGGCATGGTTAGGACTCCTTAAAGTAATAGCTGGCCGCCTTATGACCAGCTATGCGTAATTAACCTTTCAAAAACTCGTAAATCTTCTTAGCCAAACCTACCACATCCTCCGGCTTAACATCCTTGGCTGCTGCTACATGAGCACTATTAATGCCCGCTGCACATCTGATGGCTTCAATTTTTAAGTTTTTATCGTTCTCTGCCATTTGATTTTCCTCCCGCGATTGATGTAGCTATCTATATAGATAGCTCAAAAGAACGCGATAAGGCCGCGCCCGAAAACCTCTACCTGCATGGTGGCTCCTTTATTTACGCATTAATAATAAACTCCCCAAATCTGGCAGGATTTCAATAACGGTTTTCCATGCCCCGCTTATCGTAGAGAGTCTAATTTCCCCATCCTCTTTTATGAGAGAACCATCCACAATCCAATGCTCAGTCCCTTTTTCTGCATCTCGTATCCAAACCGTAAAACCACTTTCGGTTGTACTTACTCGTATTCTGGATAATTGCTTTTTGTTTAACCGTTTCATCATCTCACCCCTCTTGAGCGTGGGTTAATTAAAAAACTTATCATGTACCTTATGATTGAATATTACTATTGCACTTGGAAACGGTGCGGAGTTTTTAGATCCCCCGAATTTAAGGCGACCTCTCAAAAATCGTATTTCACCTTTTACAACGTAATCATTCCACCATGCCGTGTCGGTTCGGGCAGGTACTAAGCAAACCACGGTAGCCCCCATCAAAGACGAGACATAAGCCTTCTTAATCCACTTACCTATTTCCCGGCCATAAGGTGGGTTCATCCAGCAGACACCTTCCCACGGTTGAGATAATCCATCTGTTTCGGGAGTAAAATAATTATCACACTTAGCATTTTCAGGGAGAGCGCACACGTCAAGAGTAAATTTAAATTCTTCATTAAGCGAATCGAATAACTCTTGCGGAGTTGCCCAAATAACGGTTTTACTCATAAAGTGTACGTTCACTTACACCCCTCTTGAGCGTGGGTTAATGTCATGACGTAATTTAAATGCTCTTTTCTCGTGATTTTCAGGGCTTCATTAAGCGCAAGTACCATAGACATAGCTGTATGCTCTCTGGAAAACCTCCCAATCCTTTGCAAGCAAAGTCCGTTATGGACAATGGGCTCGTAAAGTGCGAGTTGCCTTACTTCTTGCCATAATTCATCGGTTGTTTTTATGTGTATGCCCATCCCCACCCCCTACACTTTGGAAATAGCGGCTCTACTTATTAAATCTGTATAAAACGTGATTAAGCGTTGAGCACCCCATGTGATCGCAATTATGCGATTCGTCATTGTCTTTCGGTTCTCCACAAACAATTATCTGGAAATCTGTTTCGTAGCATTCCACCAGTTTTGCCCCTATCGGAATTAATCGCTGGGGGATACTTATTGTTTCGTATGGCTCGTCTTTCTCGTTAAATCTAATATACTTTGCCATCTCTCCCTCCAATGCGCTAAGTAAGTGGCGGCATAGGTGTCCCGATTGATTGCTTATGAGTAACCGCTTAGGCATCCCGCTTCGGCCTCTCTGCCCACTACACCGCCACGGTAGAATTATAAAGACAGGGGGCAATATGCCCCCGGATTTTAAAACGGTATATCTCCTTCATCCTGCTTTACATCCGTCTGCGCGAGTGGTTTAGCCGGACGGCAGACGTAATCCTTGACAACGTTCTTTGCGGGATACTGTCCCGCTGGTTCAATGCCGATCTTGACGCGCCCCGATCTTCCAACGCAATCCGCTGCCTCAAGCGTTCCGGCCTCGTATTGTTTCAGAAGTCCTACGGTATCGCAGAAGTGCCGGAGCTTCGCCTCCATTGCCGGAAGCAGATAGTCGAACACGCGGTTCTTTACCGAGCCGTCAATGTAAAGTCCAATGGTAATTTTAATCATTGGGTTTCCGCTCTTGCTCAGGGTATCTTCCGCATTGAGCACGTCAAAGTCATACTCACCAGCAGGAGCGCACGCGGCCTCTGATACTTCCTTTTCGGTTTTCGGGTCGAAGGTCATAACCATGTTAAACACCTACTTTCTTTTTCAGCCATGCGACTGTTGCGGCGGCCTGTTGTGTGGTGAGTTCTTCCCACGCTTCCGCATTGGCCTTCGTGAGAATCTTCTCAATTTCCTTTTCGTCCACCTTGACCACTTCCATGAGTGCCTTGATTTCCTTTACCTGTTCGGAAGTGGCAAGCACGATTTGCGAAACAGCGGATTCGATGAAGTCCTTACCATAGCGAGTGCCAAACTCGGCATACTCAAGCGGGAATATTTCTCCTTCGGGAAATCCCAGGAGCCGGGATTTTCTGACAACTGCTACGCGGGAATTGCCGCGCTTCTCAAGCCGGAGCGTAAGGTCGAGTTCGTAAATCAGCTTGTCCCATACATCGGGGACTTGTCCAATTTCCTCACGCTGTTTCGTTGTGGGATTCAATCCCCACTCAACGGCCTCATGCGCCTCGAACAATACATTCATGTCAAGGCGCTGTATCCACGCTACCAACCGGCGCATGTAAGCGATAGCGGGTTTCTTGCTGGCTCCGAAAGCGTCTTTTTCTCCGAGGCGTTCAGCTTCATGGGCAATCGCGGACTGATAGAGTTTCGTTATTGAACCAATGGCGAGTGTTTTGAACTGATGCTTTTCCGTGGCGAGTGCCTGTACCTGCTCAAGCACGGAAGGGAAGTCAAGTGCGCCGTCCTCTTGCCCGAAATATGCTCCCCCGGCCTTCTTGAGCTTTTCCTGATAGTGTCCGAGCCTTGCGCCGCCCTCCGAATCAATATAGAACGGAGAGGGGAAGTCCATAGCAAGCCACGTCTTGCCGACACCGGACTTTGAAAACATCATCATCTTGATCTTTCCCGGCGTAACCAGTGCCGGGTCTTTCGCCTTCAACTTGCTTGCCGCCGATTTTGGCGGTTTCTCCAATGTTGCCGTACTCATAATGTTCCTCCTTTGCACGTTTAAAGGCTCGTGCTGCCTGCTTTAAACCTCCTGATCAGCCCTACCCGGTTACGCTTACGCCATATAGGTGTGATGCTTTTCGGCTCCTTGCGGTTAATCTGGCTGTGATTGTCCCCGCTCGTCTTACTCGCTCTGTAAAAGCACGCTACAGAAGTTTTTCGGGGAGCGGGGTGCTAGTCCTGCACGTTTCTCGTTTCTTCTTCAAATGGGTCAAACTCTTTTACGATGCCCACTTTCCAATTCCCCGCAGGAACAGTAATCGGTTTGTGTTCATCATGTCTCACCGTAACATCTTTGGTTGCGCTGAGATATAACACGCCGTCTTTTTCGTAAAGTTCCGCGCAGTCCTGTTCAAGTACTGCGTGACAATGTCCGGTAACTTCTCCTTCGGCAAGAACAAAACCTTTTTTCTTTTTTGCATCTTTTGGTATTGCACACTTCGTTAAAAATACATCACCCTGAACGATTAACATTTTGCTTTCTCCTTTTAGGTTAATTGATTTGGTTCCCAAGAGATACCTCCGATCCTCCAAGATAGTGCCGCTTGGCAGGTTTTTATATCTGACGGAACTCCCTCTACGTGATACGTCCCGATAGATGGATTTTTCATTTTCAGATAAACTGCTTTTGTTATCATGCCTGCAATGGGAAGCTCAAGCAGTTCGTATTCTTCCCACTTGTCAATAATTTTTGCGTTGAGTTTTTGCATAACTCGTTCAATACCTATTTTCCGGACAATTTCACGCCTGACTTCAGCGTTTTTCTCGGTCAACACCAAATTAGGATCAAGGCTTTCAGCAGGAGTAGTTACAACAGCATCGTCCACGGCAACTCCGTTTAAAAAATACAAGCCCCAACCGCTAGGCCATTCGATAGCCATTCCTGACTCACAGTGAAGGCTATTATCCTTATTCAAATTAACCTTAGATGGCCCAGCGCATACAAAAGCATAATTCTCGTAAAACAACGATGCCCATATTCCGCTATCAAGAAAGGTAAGCCATTTATTAAAATCGAACTCGGACAAGTCAATTCCTATTTGCTGAAAATAATCATAGAATGCAGACCATCCAGAATCGTACCCAAGCCCAAAATAATCAAACGTGCTTCCCTTTTCTATTTCCGCACCAAGTTCTTGTGCCGCCGTAAATAAATCCATAGGGTCTTCGCATATAACAATCTGTGGCGGTTTTAGGTCTGATAATGAATAAATAAAAACAATTCCCGCAATAGCCTTTTCCTGGTCTATTTTGGTTTTGCTGAACAAGGTTTTATTGATCCATGTTTCAGCTACGATATCAATAAGTTCTTCTTCCTTTTTTGTAAGATTTTCTTTTTTAGATTCAGACATAATCCACCCCTATGCAAAATTTAAATTAAGATCCTTGACGCGCTCCCAGACGCGCTCCCCGACGCGATCCCAGACGCGCTCCCCGACGCGATCCCAGACGCGATCCCAGACGCGCTCCCAGACGCGCTCCCCGACGCGATCCCTGACGCGCTCCCAGACGCGCTCCCCGACGCGATCCCAGACACGATCCCTGACGCGATCCCTGACGCGATCCCTGACGCGCTCCCCGACGCGCTCCCCGACGCGCTCCCAGACGCGATCCCCGACACGAGCCCAGACGCGCTCCCCGACGCGCTCCCCGACGCGCTCCCCGACACGAGCCCAGACGCGCTCCCCGACGCGATCCCTGACGCGCTCCCCGACACGAGCCCAGACACGAGCCCAGACACGATCCCTGACACGCTCCCCGACACGAGCCCAGACACGAGCCCAGACACGATCCCTGACACGATCCCTGACACGAGCCCCGACACGAGCCCCGACACGCTCCCCGACACGAGCCCAGACACGATCCCTGACACGATCCCCTAAAATATTTTTCACCGCTTCGTTCACGTTCCCTCCTTTGCAGTTCCGCGCGTGCGCCCCCGCCAAGCTCCCCCGGTTATCCCTTACCGGCTAGTGAGGCCGTAGCCTCGGTTTTATTTAACGCTTTTTCGTCATCTTTGGAAGATGCGGAAGCGGTTAAGCTCCAAGTAATTCATGCATCATTAGAGTATGCTTAACTTTTACCTTTTCTCTAGTTCCCCATCTTAAACAGCCGTTATCGGGTAGAAAGTGCCAGTAGGTCTGTGTCATTGTTTTTCTCCTTTAAGAATTGTAGGTACCAAGCGCACACTTTGCGAAACTCACATACGGAGCATTTATTTAGGTCAAGGTCTTTCATATCCATTCTTGGATAATAGTATATCCAATTTTGGATAGAAGTCAAGAGAAAAGTGCAGGGGAATGAAAATATTTTTTAGGGGATTATTTTTGCTGTTTTTGGAAGTTTACGAAATCTAGTACTTTGGTAACCTGATCGCGAGACATAGTACTAAGGTTTAGTATTATGTCGGCAACCATGTCGCATGGGTGGGTAAAGTATTCAGTGGGAACGTTAAAGCCTTTTGATAGTCCGCATAGGGTTCTATAGGTGGGGGAGTTCTGAGAGTGCAGGATACGGTTTATGGTCGATTGAGACACGCCAGATCGCTTGGCAGACTGTATCTGCTTGAATTGTTCGCTCTCCATTAATTTCTTTAATCTGGAAGCAATCTGCGTCATAGGATATTCTCCTCTAAAATAATATTTAAATCTGGATAAAAAGTACTTGACATTTATCCAAGTTTGGATATATAATTGCCTCATGGAATCCAAAATACTGCAAAAAGTAAATAAAGACCTCAAGACGAAGAGCCTAGATGATCTCGCAAAAGAAATCGGTGTCGGCTATGGAACACTTTACAGATTCATAAAAACGGGAACCATAGGGACTCTTCGCATCATGGAAAAAATCGAATCTCATTATAAAACGAATAAGCATGGTCAATAGCATACTCTTTTTTTTAACTTGCGTTGTGTACATTGTTCTGAATTGTGTACAGGGGGGCAAATGAAAGAAAAATGCGAAGAATTTAGTAAGTTTGATGATACCTACACCTTCCGGCTTCCCGGCCATATCAAGTCGATGTTCAAAAAAATCCCGATTGAAAAAAGGCATATTGCAGATCACAACCTACGCTTAGTAATCGTCAGAGCAATACATGATTCAAAGTTTGATGCCAGTACCTATCTCGGAGACGAAGAAGAATAGGAGGCTACCATGAAAACCGACATGCTGACGAACTATGAAAAACAGTGCGGAGAAGTATGGGATTCGGGACCCGAAGAGAAGCATTACGAAATAAACCTCTGGCCTCTCCTTGTGCCTCTCGCATTGATCATCTTCTGGGGATTTATTTACTACGTCTGTTTCTGGGGGGAGAAATGAAAATATCATTCGGTGATTTGGCGGCCAGGGTGTTTATCGCTTTTGCGGCCGGGTATCTTGCGGTTCACTGCATAGTCTGGGCGGTACGATGAGTCAGCCCGGCTGGCAGATGAATCTTTGGAAGCACATCGAGGAGAACTTCGAGAAAGTAGTAATCAAGATTAAGCTCGGGGGAGTCCTCATATTCCTTTTTACGCTCATAATTTTCTTTGCCGGGTACTTTGTAGGGAATAAAAACAAAACGCATGACGTACTTTATGCCGCCGATTTCGGCTACAACATGGCGGTAAAGAAGATCCCCGGCGCGAACCTATCGCAAGACGGGATTACCAACTGTGTCGATCAGGGCAACGCATATTTCACGAAAAAGGTGAGCGCGTACACATTTCAAATCGTAAGGCGTCAGCAACCAATGGAGGAGAGATGATAATACTTTCACGGTCATTTGGAGTTATCGGCTGCATATTCGTAATTTGGGGCATGTTTCTGCTTCATACAACTTTGGGTCTTATCGCTCTGGCGGTGGCGTGTTTTGTAGTTTCGGCTGTTTTAGAGAAAAAATGAAATGGAGCAACACTTGGACTTGCGGTGAATGTGAAGTTTGTGTAAATAGGAATTTGCTGCATTTTATGTATGAGTCTCCGTCCCTTAGATTAAGTAAATGTTCCAATATGAGGAGGTTTGACGTGACCAGGCTTACCCAGTCTCAGGCAAAAAGAATCAGGCTTTGTTTGAGTTTACACTACAAACACGTTGCAAAATTTCTAGGGATTGCAACATCGTCATATTATGAAATAGAAAATAGCAGAAGTGCCGTGAACTTTACTCTTCACCGTACAAAGATAGAAGAACTTTTTAAGAAACAACGGTTGCAAAAAATTAAAGAAATAAAAGAAGCAGCGGATGCGGAAATAGAATTTTTAAATAGATTATTTTAGGAGCCGCATGATCCCAAAACCACCTTACGAAAAAGACGAACAAATGGCCGTTGCAGGCTGGCTTGATGCAATCGGCGTGGTATGGCTGCACATCCCGAACGAGCGCATGGTAAACCACCTGAACAATAAGGGCGCGCGCATGGGGTATCTCAATTCTCTGGCAAGGCAGGGGCTTAAAAAAGGCGCTCTCGACAACTTCATTTTTACCCCGGCGCCGGGCAACGGGAAGCCGACCGCATTCGAGCTCAAGCGGATCGGCGAGAAGGCGACGGCCGATCAGAAGGAATGGATCGCCAAGCTTTACGCTTTGGGATGGAACACTGGTTGCTTCCAGGGCTTTGACATGACCTATGCTTGGCTACGCGGCTTGGGCTATGGAGTAAGACCATAGAGCGCACTAGAAACCGTGTCACGGTTTTTTAAGGGGGTATTTAAATGACTCAGTGCCCGCAGTGTAAGGAGTTTTTCCCGACAAGGGGGAATAAAAAGTTCTGTTGCCGAGCGTGCCATAACCTTTGGTGGCAAGCCAAGCGCAAGGAGCTGAACGAGACACTTGATCGGCTTTCCGGGCTTCTCAGGGAGATGAAGGAGGATAAAATATGTACGCCAAGCTAGACTCATCCGACAGGCTTAAAAGAGTGCTGCAGGCACTTCGGGACCACCCGAAACTTACCACAATGGATATTATAAAACTTGCCAATGTATGCGCGGTCAACACGGCGATCCATGAGCTCCGGTGCAACGGATTTGACATCTCCTGCACCTTCCTGAAACGCGGCGTTTATCAGTACGAGCTGAGGGGATAATGGCACAAAAATTAGCTTATTTTCCATTCTATCCGGATGATTGGATTAGCAGCCCAAAAGTCATGATGATGACAATGGAGCAGAGAGGAATTTATATTACTCTTTTGGCCCATGCTTGGAATTTTCCCGGAGGTTCATTACCGGACGATATGAGTATATTGCAGCGGTTTTGCCACGGTGCCCGTAAGGTAAATATACAGCACGTTTTAGACATATGCTTTGTACGTAGGTCAGACGTAGGGGGGGACGTAACATGGACGAACCCCCGGCTCTTGCATGAACGTAGCAGGGCTATTGCTAAACATCAAAATGTTAGTGAAGCATCTAAGATACGGGAAAATATAAAGAAAGAAATCACAATCCTGCCAAAATCCTGCCACAATCGTGGACATAACCAGAACCAGAACCAGAACCATAACCAGAACCAGAACCAGAAAGAATCTAAAACCATTGTTCAAAAAACGGCTTTGAACGAGGGATTTAAAATCTTTTGGAAAGCATACCCTAAAAAGCAGGGCAGGGAAAAGGCAAGGCAAAAATGGGATGTCCTGAAACCAAGCGCAGAATTGCTTTCAGAGATGCTCATTGCGTTGGAACAGCAAAAGCAAACAGAGCAATGGAGAAAAGACAACGGGCAGTTTATACCTATGCCGATAACATGGCTGAATCAAAAACGATGGGAAGATGAAGTGAAAGGAGAAGAAAATGCCGCAGACCGTGTCAATCGAATCGTTGGAGTATGTAGCGAGTCTTTTGGTGTGGCTGGAAACGTTCACAGGAAAAAGATTGTCAGAATCGGACCAGCAACTTTGGACGGAGAGGCTGTTGAAGTATCCGAAGTGGAAACTAGAGAAGATGTCTGACTACACCGGGGGACTCAACAACAACGTGTTTGCGTATCTCGATTCTATTCAGCAGCCACCTGAACCAAAGCGCACCCTAATCGAGCACAAGTACGAGAGCGAGCACGCCATGATGAGCGATGCGTTAAGGCAACTTACCGGAATACTGCGAAACGATTTACCGGACAAGCGCTCGCAGATCAACGAACTCAACAAACGGCTTACGGAAAAATATCCACGTTACAACTGGGGATACAGACCGGATTTCAAGCAAGCTGCAGCGCATGATGTTTAGCCGATTCGAAGAATCGGAAACGTCACAAAGGAGGCAGACCGTTATAGTGTAGATTAAAAAAATATGGACTTTACTTTTTAACTTTCAGCACCCCGCCTCTGCGACCACAGGGGCGGGAAACTTTGAGGAGGCACATGACCGACGGACAATTCCTAATTGCCACGTGGAAAAAGATATGTGAAGCCGTAGACTGCGACGACAAGAAAACAGCGGAAAGTCGTTGTATCGAGCTCGGCATCAAGATCGTCCGCATAAACGGTGTTCCGCACATAAGCAAGCATCAAACCGAGCGAATTATAAAAAAGAAATTTGAGATTCCCTAAGATTCCCCGATATTCCCCCCTTTTCACTCTGCCCATAATCAAGCAATTCTGAAATAATTCAGGCGTGAAAGGATTAACGCCAAAAGAAACAAAACTCATAAATAAAATAGCATCAGGAAAAACAAAACGTCAAGCAGGACTTGAATCAGGATACTCCCCGAAATCAGTCTCCGCAATCGTTTCTCAGAATCTTAAAAAAACTAAAATTCAGACCGCATTACAAAAAGCCCTTGAAAAAGCAGGCCTCAACGACACTCGACTTGCGAAGAAACACGTTGAGCTTTTAGACGCGAATAAAACCGTTTCCGCTGTGTGCGGGAAAGATGCGGGCGCCGGCTCTGTTGATTTCGTTGATGTCCCCGATTATCAAGTTCAGTGCAAAGCCCTCGACATGGCGTACAAGCTCAAGGGCGGTTACATCGAGAAGGTCGAGATGGAGCACAAGGGGGAAGTCGCTCACGTTGTGCAGGTGGTTGATTACAGCGGCATGGTGAAGAAGATATGACGGCGACGATTGAAAAAATACGCATCCCTCATCTCTTCACGCCAAGAGAGTATCAGTACAGCATCATGGGCGCTGTGCCTGCTCTCAAGAAGCGCGGAGTATTTGTCTATCACCGGAGAGCAGGGAAAGACCGAAGCGCATGGAACAAAATCATCTCCGAAGCCGTAAAGACAAAAGCAATTTATTATTATTTCTTCCCAACCTATCGTCACGGCCGAAAGGTTATCTGGGACGGCATTGATGCAGCAACGGGGCTAAAGTTTTTAGATCATATACCTGCTGAATTGCTTGCAAAAAAAAATGACACAGAAATGAAAATCACGCTGACGAACGGCAGCATTATCCAGATCGTCGGCACGGATGACTTTGATTCGATCATGGGCACAAACCCGCTTGGCTGCGTGTTCTCGGAGTTCTCTCTTCAAGACCCTCGCGCCTGGGATTACATACGGCCTATCCTTCGAGAAAACGGAGGCTGGGCCATATTTGTTTTTACGTTCAGAGGGCGTAATCACGGCTGGCAGATGTACGAGATGGCCAAGAATAACGACGACTGGTTCGCCGAGCTTCTAACCGTTCGAGATACGAAGCGAGAGGATGGCACTCCTGTTATTACCGAGGACGACATTGATCACGACAGACGCGAGGGCATGGACGAAGCGCTTATTCAGCAAGAATACTATTGCTCTCCCGATGGCTACATTCAGGGCTCGTATTACTCCCGGCAGATTCAGCAGGCGCGGAAAGACGGACGAATTACAAGCGTACCTCATGTGGCAGGCCAAGAGGTCTATACGTTCTGGGACTTGGGCATTGACGACTCAATGACTATCTGGTTCATGCAGCAGGTCGGGAAAGAACTGAGGTTCATTGACTACTATGAAAACTCTGGTGAAGGTCTCGCGCACTACGCCAAGCATCTCAAGTCTCTCCCTTACGTATTCGCAGAGCACATCATGCCGCACGATGCGGACACACGTGAGATCGGCACGGGGAAAAGCAGACGAGAAACAGCTGAGGAACTTGGAATCCGGACTGTTCGTGTCGTACAGCGCGCCCGAAATATGGATGTAGTTCTGTCTCACATCGAGCAGGCGAGAAACAAGTTTTCAGAGTGCTTTTTCGATGAAAAGAAATGCGCCCGTGGTTTGTCAGCTCTTGAAGGCTACCACTCGGAATATGACGAGGAAAAAAAGATTCTCTCAAACAGGCCATACCATGACTGGACATCCCACGGCGCAGACGCTTTCAGGACGTTCGCGGTTGGCTTCGAGACGAAAGTACCTGATGAACCCGTAACAACGCTCATGGCAACGATGAGCTTGGGAAGGGGATGGAATGGCGGCTAAAGAAAAAAAGATGTCAAAGGAAAAAGAAGCTGAGTTCCTTGAGAAGTGCATGAAGCGCCTGAAGATGGCGATTGACGCGGACAATCATAACCGCACTGCAGCTATTGAGGATCTGAAATTTATCAACGGAGACATGTGGGATTCAGGCGAGAAGCAGCAGAGGAGCCTTGATAAGCGCCCGTGCCTTCAAATCAACTTGCTTAATAAATTCCTGAATCAGATTGTCGGTGAGCAAAGACAGAACCGCGTCATGATCAAGGTGCGCCCCGAGGACGGACAAGCAGATGAACCTACCGCGAAGATTATCGCCGGGCTCGTCGCTAAGATTCAGCACAAGTCAAAGTTTAAAGTCATCGGGAACTTTGCTTTTGATCAGTGCGTAAAGTCAGGTTATGGCGCATGGGAAGTATTAACGCGCAAGACCCCTGAGAACCCGTTCGAGAAAGAGATTTATTTAAGACTCTTAAAAAACCCGTTCGTTGTTTACCTTGACCCCGAACCGGACGACCCCGACGAGGCCATGTGGGGTTTTGTCATCACGAAGATGAACAAAGACGAGTTTGAGGAGAAGTACCCGGGATTCACGAAGCCCGATGATTTCTTTAACAAGGGGCAAGGGATCGGCTCGGAGCATTGGTACGACAAGGACACCGTGACTGTCGCTCGTTATTACGTCAGGGAATCGGAGAAGAAAAAGCGCGTTCAGATGTCCGACGGCGAGGTAATGGACGAGGACAAGGCAAAAGAGATTATTGCTTCATGGCAGAAGACTTACAACGACCTGAAGAAGCAGGGGCAGGAAGTATCGAAGATGGTTGTACCTTCAATCATTCGCGAGGATGAGGAAGAGTGCTACAAGGTCAAGTGCTACACGGTGACCGCGTTCGATGTGCTGGACGAGAAGGACTGGCCGGGCTCAATGATTCCGCTCGTTCTCATGACCGGACGCGAGACGAACATCGAGGGAAAGCGATATATCAAGGGATTCGTAAGAGACGCGAAAGACCCGCAGAAGCTCTTTAACTACTGGTACACATCCGCAGCGGAGCACATAGCGTTAGCCCCTAAATCGCCTTGGGTAGCATCGGCAAAGATGATCGAAGGTTATGAGTCTGATTATCTTCAGTCGAATACCCGGAACATTCCCGTACTCAAAGCCAAGCATGACCCGAACTTCCCCAGGATGATGCCGCAGAGACAGCCTCCCGTACAGCCCCCGGCCGCAATGTTCCAGGCAATTAATGATGCTCGTCAGAACATTCACGACTCTATCGGTATGGCGAACCGCGACGTTATGGGTCAGGCAGGCCCCGAGAGGTCAGGCATTGCCATTCGTCAAGCTCAAATGCCGGCCGACATCGGCACGATGGATATTTTTGAGCACTACGCCGATGCGGTTGAGCGAACCGGTCGAATCATCGTTGACATGATCCCGAACGTTTACGACACCGACAGAGATGTGACCGTACGAAACGTTGACGAAACAGAGCAGTTTGTGCCGGTGAACACGAACGCCAAGTCCGCGCTCGAGCGGATGCAGAAGGAACCGAATAAGTTCCAGGGCATGAACCTTGAGCATCTTAAAAACATGATGAACACGAAGGGCGGCAGCGCTCATTACAACAGCCTGAAGTTTGGCAAATACGGCGTCGTGATTGATACGGGCCCCGCGACTTCGACGCTGCGTCAAGAGGCAGGCGAGAAGTTCATGCAGCTTCTTCAAACTCCGATGGGCAGCTTGCTTGAGCGAATCGCGCCCGATCTGGTTATTAAGAACTTTGACTTCCTCGAAGCGGATGAATTTGCTCGCCGGGCAAAGAAGATACTTCCCGCCGGGCTTGTCGAGCCGAAGCCGGGAGATCCACCGAGTAAGCCCTTGCCGCCTGCGCCCGCTGTTCAACTCATGATGGCGAAGTCGCAGACCGAGCAGGCAAAGCAGAAAACTCAACAGGTAGCGCTTCAGGTCAAGCTCGTTCAGCTCTACAAAGAGACGAAGGAAACTGATACCGAAGTACGGTCTCAGATTCTCGAAATACTCAATCAACTTTATGCGGACAAGCATCCCGCAGACTTTATGGAGGGGCCACAAGGTGAGATGTCCCAAATGCAGAAGTCCTAGAATCACGTATAGATACACAAGCAACGGGTACGCGATACACAGATGCGACAGTTGCGGCGCGGGGATTTCCATTGCAACGAAGAACGACCAGCGTGCTTTAAAAGGCACGTACTTACTAAACGACAGCGTATCGAAACTCGATGGACGCTAGAAGGAGATTTTCACATGGTTGAAACCATAGCCGCGAACGCAGGGTCGGCGCCTGCCAACCAAGACACGAATCAGATGCAAGAGGCCGCGAATCAGACGGGGTCGGCGCCCGTTATCGAGACGAACAACCAAGAACCACAGGCCAACCAATCAACCGACCAGACCGGCTCGGAACCGGGGATGAAGCCTTTAGGTGAAAAGGGAGTTCATGAGCTCATCACGCTACGGAAGCGCGCACAAGAGGCAGAGAGTGAAGCCGCGTATTTCCGGGGATTAGCGGAAGGCCGCAAGACCGAGTCGGCCCCGGTCAAGGAGCAGAAGGTCGAGATTCCGGCTTACCCTGTACCAGCCCCGCGAATCGAACAGTTCGACAGCGTTGACCTCTACGAGGCCGCACGCGAGAAGTTTATCAAGGACTCGACGAAATGGGAGATTCAGCAGGAGCAGGAAGTAAGAACCAGACAGGACAGGCTTCAGCAGTTCGAGAGCCGATGGCAGGAGAATCTCAGAAAAGCCTCTGCAACTATTCCCGACATCGAGAGGATTGTTAATAGTCCGAATCTTATAATCAACAGGGCATCAGCGTTCGCCGTCAAGGACAGCGAGGCGGGCCCGCAGATTATTAAATACCTCCACGATAACCCCGAAGAAGCACGAAGGATTTACGGCCTCAGTGAAGTGGCGTCCGCGCGTGAGATAGGTAAGTTAGAAATAAAGCTGACGACATCGCCAGCTCAAACCACTACGACGACGAATCGAATCTCGCAAGCGCCAGACCCTGTTAAACCGATTGGATCAACCGGAAGTTTGATCACGGCTGACCCTGAAAAGATTCCCATTGATGAGTTCATGGCAAAGAGGAATCAGGCACAGTTCCAGAGGAGATAGCGGGCATGGCACTTGTGAAAACAAGGAGCCTTTAAAATGTCAAACCAACTGTTGACCCTCACGCTTATAACACGTGAGGCACTCAGAATCCTTCACAACAACCTTGTTTTCGCCAAGGGTGTGAACCGTCAGTATTCGCAAGAGTTCGCACAGACCGGGGCGAAAGTAGGGTCGAGCATCAACATCAGGAAACCGAATAAGTATCCTATCCGAACAGGCCCCACGCTCAACATAGCGGGCACCACGGAAAACTACGTACCCCTGACGCTTACGACTCAGGCGGGCGTAGATACCTCATTCTCATCCGTTGACCTTACCCTGTCATTGGATGACTTCGGCAAGCGGGTTTTATCGCCTGCCATGGCAAGGGTATCGTCAAAGATCGACTTCGACGGGCTGCAGGCTGCGGGATACGCGACGTTTAACTGCGTAGGAACCCCCGGATCTCCTCCCGGATCGAACACCGGCTCCAACCTCGCCGTATGTAACGCCCCGCAGGTTTTCCTCAACGCCGGGATGCTCATGGACAACATGGCAACCCCGCGCGACGAGAACAGGCGCGTTGTGCTTAACCCGATAGGCCAGGCAACTTCGGTGGCCAACCTTTCGGGCTTGTATAACGATACCGGCTCTATCGGCGCTCAGTACCGCAAGGGCGTCATGGGCCAGGCGCTCGGCTTCGAGTTTGCCATGGATCAGAACGTAAACATTCTGACCTGCGGCTCTCGCGTAGCAACCACGGGAAACGCCAACGGCGCGAACCAGACCGGAACCAGCTATTCGCTTACCGCTCTGACCGCGAACTCAACCGTTTACACGGGCGAGAAATTCACCATTGCTAACGTGTACTCGGTGAACCCGGAAAATGGTCAGTCAACCGGACAGCTTGCAATGTTCGCGGTTTTGGCTCCTTCAAACGGGGCAGCGTACTACACCGCAGATGCCAACGGCAACGCGACGCTTAACATCTCGCCTGGTATCTATACGGCGAACTCGAACGGCAACGCGAACGCAACTGTGACCGCGCTTCCCGCGAACGGCGCAAACTGCACATGGTACGGAGCAGCGAACGCCACGCCGACCATGAACCTTGCGTATCATCAGGACGCTTACACTCTCGCAACCGCCGACTTGATTATGCCCGGCGGGGTCGATTTCGCCGCGAGAGAGACATACGACGGGATCAGCATGAGAATCATTCGCGCTTACGACATCACGAACGACCTGTTCCCGACTCGTATCGACACACTCTATGGCTACGCAGCGCCGAGACCTGAGTTCGGCTGCGTAATTTGGGGTTAAGGAGGAATAACCATGACTGCACCGAATACTGAAACCACCACACTAAGCAGAAGCATCACCGACTTTAACCCTGACGGGCTATTGTCACAGGCAAAGCTCACGGCGCTGGCCAACGCCAACGCGACACTGACCGCGGCTCAGATGGTAAACGCCATTGTCACGATGACCCATGACGCGAATTATACCGTAACGACCGACACCTACGCAAACATTGCGAACCAGATCGGATACGGAACGCTCAGGGCTGTACCGGCGGGCGCAACGTTCGACATGACGCTCATCGCCAACGGAGCTACTGCGAATACCGTTATCACCCTGGCGGGCGGCACCGGCGTGACTCTTGTCGGAAACACCGCGCACGGGCAGACGGTAGCAACGCCGATCATCAAATCGGGAACATGGACTTTCATGTTCAACGCAAACAGCACTATCACCGCCTATCGAAGGTAGAAGGCAAGGCGACCACGGCCGACGATGACCAACCAAAGCCCCCGCGTGGTGCGGGGGCAGTCCTTAACGGGGGATAGATGAAAAAAACGATTTACACTCTGAATCTAGGGGGGAACTACGAACCGGAAATATGGAACCTCTGCTTTCCGTATCTCGTAAAGTACGCGTATAAAATCGGCGCGGAAATATGCGTTATCAAAGAACGGAAGCTGACTCTTGAAGGTCAGCACATGGCCGGTGGGTTTCCGGGCTTGGAGAAGTTCCAGATATACGAACTCGGGAAAGAGCACAAGAACGACTGGAACATCTTCATTGATTCAGACGCTCTGATTCATCCCGACTTTTTCGACGTAACCGCAACGCTTCAGAAGGACACGACGGCCGCATTCAGCGTGCATGATTTCTCGCCTGTAAGGTTCAAGGTCGACGAGTATTTCCTTCGAGACGGCAGATACTTCGGGAAAGGGAACTGGTTCGGCGTATTCTCCGATTGGTGCATGGACTACTATCACCCGCTTGAGGACATCACGCTTGAGGAAGCAATGTCAAACTGCTTCCCGATCAAGGACGAGCTGGACAGCAATAAGCCCATGAGCGGACACAACATGGTTGAGGATTACATCGTATCTCGGAATATCTCGCGCTACGGCCTCAAGCATACCCTCGTATCGGAGCTTATCAGAAGATACGGGAGAGACATCAACTACGTGAGCACTCAGGTAATGACTCACAACGGAATGCAGTTCGCCAACGCTGGGCCGGTGTTTCATGTGTACCAGCAGAGCCCGGAGCAGAAAATAATCATGATGGAAAAGCAGCTCAAAGCCTGGGGACTCAAGCCGCTTCAGATAAATGTTCCCGAAGAAGTCGGGGCGGCGTCATGAGCTACAACAGCGAGGACAACAACATCGATGGATGGATGACCAGAACCGAGCTCGACTGGTTATACGCCAAAGCCTGCGAAATGGAATCAGCAGTTGAGGTCGGCTCATGGGAAGGCAGGTCATCTCACGCGCTTCTTTCTGGGTGCAAGGGGACTGTCTGGTGTGTTGACCACTTCAAGGGGAGCCCGTCGGAGATAAACGAAACGCACAAGAGGGCAACCGAAGAGGACATATCAAAACTATTTTCCGATAACGTCGGTCATTTTCAGAACCTCATTCTGATGAAGATGGAGAGCACGCAGGCGGCGAAGATGTTTCTGGATAAATCCGTTGACATGGTATTCCTTGACGGAGCGCATGACTTTGAATCAATAAACGCCGACATCAAGGCATGGCTACCGAAGGCAAAGAAACTTATCTGCGGTCATGATGCGGATCAGGAAGGCGTGCCGCAGGCACTGAAAGAAAACTTCCCGGATGGACACGAGAAAGAAGCGGGCGGCTTCTGGGCGGTGTACCTATGAGACCACTTCTAAACATGGACACCATTCAAATCGAGATTACAAACGCCTGCCTCCATGAGTGCGGGAACTGCACGCGGTTTGTCGGGCATCACAAGAAGCCGTTTTTCATGGATATGGATTTCTTCAAAAACGCTGTTGACTCGATGGTTCAGTATCCGAAGATGACCGGAGTCATGGGCGGGGAGCCCTTGCTTCATCCTCAGTTCGAGGAGATGTGCGAATACCTTCACTCGAAGATACCGCCCGAAAAATGCGGGCTGTGGTCATGCTTCCCCGAAGGCTACGAGCATTACAGGGAAGTAATCGTCAAGACCTTTCAGCATGTGTTTGTAAACGACCATACGAGAGATGACGTTCTGCACGCTCCGATACTCGTACAGCCCGATGAACTTCCGCTTGAGTCATGGCGTCAGTGGGTAATCATAGATTCATGCTGGGCTCAACTGTCATGGAGCGCTTCAATCAATCCATTCGGCGCCTACTTCTGCGAGATAGCCGCCTCGCTTGCGATTCTCATGAACAAACAGTTCGACAAGCGCGGGGAAAAGATCGCATGGAACGTAGAGCCGGGATGGTGGACCAGGGTCCCGCTTCACTTTACCGGGCAGATAAAAGAATTTTGCTCAATATGCGGATGCGGTATGCCGCTTGAGCGGAGGTACAGCGTTGACGAGATCGACGACATAAGCCCGAAATGGTTCGAGCGCATAAAGAACACATCACCCAAGATCAAGGCGGGGAAATATAAGATTCACGACCTGCAGCTGAAAGACGATTGCAGGCAGATGGCAAGCTATAAGGATTTGAATTACAGGGACAGAATTGCCCGTCGTTACGGCATGTTTTTAGAGATTAATGAGATGGGCTTCTGGACTCCGTACCTACTCAGAAAATGGAAGGGAGGTGAGAATAGTGGGCAAATCAACAAAACCGATGTCAGCGCCGTGGGGTAATACCGCAGGCAAAAGGTCAGGCATGAAAGCGGGGAAGGCTCCGCATCCGACACCCGTTACCAAGGTTCATGATGCGGGTTTTACCTATGCGCCTTTTGCGAAGGCAAACCCGAAAACATACGGGCAGGGCAAGAAGTAACAAACGGGGGATAAATCCGTACGAGAGACGGAATCCCCCGACATTTAAGGAGCAATCATGAAGGCCAACAAAAAGGGTAAGACCGAAAGACCGCCCAAGAAAAAAAAGAAAAAGAAGGGCAATGAACCCATCGAAACATTCATGGCCATAAGGAACAATCTTAAAGGCCCTACTCGCGGAGGTGTACGAGGATGAAGAAGAAAAAGAAGATTGAATCAATCAAGCGCTTCATGAACCGGAGAAACAAGGAATCGGGGAAAGTCACCATTCCCGAAACCAAAGTAAGCCCGGAGAACTCCGGCGGCTCTCATAAGACGAAAGCCCGGCAGATGATGCACGGAGTCACGAAGCCCAAAACAATTAAAAGACTGGAACGCAACGAGAAGAAGAAAAAACGCCAGTCGCTTGAGGAAAATTTCTCATGACCGAGAAGCACGACTTCCCGAAAATGCTCTTTCATGTCGTCGAAAAGCCGATTGTCGTAAACGATGAGGAAGAGCAGAAGCTGTACGCGGCGAAGGGATGGCAGGAGACAAGCGTAGTTTTTGACGCGTACAACCTGCTAAAGGCCAAGATTGCCTATTACGAGGATATTCTTCACGACCTTTACAGAAAGCTAGAACGGGTAAAGAAGGATGGGAACATCGAAGACCCACGGGATGAGGCTGTAGAACCGTGTGACGATTCTTCAGGGGATGTTCCAGAGGCACCAGTGAAGGCTAAAAAATCAAAAAAGAAGTAGGTGACCTATGTCGTACTCAGCGCAGGACATAATTCTATCATCTCTCAGGCTTATAGGGGTTCTGGACAAGTCGGAGACCCCGACGGCTGACGAGCTTAACGACTGCCTACAGGCGTTAAATATCATGATTGACAACTGGTCGGCGCGGAGTCTTTTGGCTCAGGCCACGGTCACGGAGTCATTCCCCCTGTCCACGAACAAGCAGTCGTACACCATAGGGCCGACGGGTGACTTTGTAACGACCAAGCCTTTTGCTATCGTATCGGCTTATTTCAAGGATACGTCGGGCATAAAGTATCCGCTTAATATCATCACGAAGGATATGTTCGACAGCTACCAGGATGCGGACATCGTCTCCGCTCGCCCGAAAGTCTTATTCTACGACCCCGGCCAGAC